GCTGCCAGCCGACACACCAGCGTCAACGACAGTGACGGTGACTGCGTCAGCGCCACCGCTAAACGTGGCTGTCGCTTGTCCAAAGGTGCCACCGCCACCCGATGGTGTCTGCCATGTCGCCGTCGTGGCAGACGTTGCGGTCAGCACCTGCCCAAGGACCGGAGGGCCAGAAAGACCAACGTCTACGTCTGCGCCAGTAGTCGCCAGCGCTTCAGCCGCTGGAATGGTTCCGCTTGACGCCGACGTGATGCGCCCGTCAACGTCGACGGTGATGTTGGAGAACGTGTAGGCGCCTGCAACGACGCCAGATGACGCCAGTTCGGCAGAACCGACTGCGCCAGCAGCGATGGACGGATTGGGGTAGGTGCCAGCCAGGCTGCCACCTGCTGCTCCTGACGGTGGTCCGCCGCCAGACACGAGGTCGTTGACGGCTTGGATCAACTTCTCAAGCTGCTTGATTGTCTCGGGGTCCTTGCTGATTGCAGCAAGTTGGTTCCGTGTCAGGCGCAGCGTGTTGGTCGCCATCAGTAGGCCAGGCCTTCGATTTGTGCTTCAAGGCGAGCAAAAGACACATGAGCGTCAGACGTCCCACGAAAACGCTGCATTCGGTAGTGAGACATTGAACCCTGACGAAACCAGACAATGCGCTTTGTGCGCTCGCCAATGGAGCCAACTTGGATCGACTTCTCCATGCTCCATTCCACGCCATCGAGGCTGTAGCTTGTGGCGATGGATGGGTCTTGCCCCAAGGCGACACGCCCTGGAAACGCCACGAGCTCGAGTTCGTTGAACACGGCGCCGCGTCCCTCGCTGTAGACAATCGTGGTGCCGAACTCCCATCGGACACGCTGGCCATAGTGGCTGGAAACCGTCGAGGTCAGGTGACCGACGTCGTAGCTGATTGGCGAACAGCACAACCATCGGTCATAGGCCCAAACGAAGTAGCGCGCTTTGTAGACGTCGACGCCAACAAGCGTTGACACCAACGTGAACCACACCTGCTGACCGAGTGCTTGCGATGCTGTTGCGTCGTAGACGATGGCGCGGTCTGGCAGGTGGATGTAGAGGTGCTGATGTGCGTTGTCGTTGCGAGTCTCGACGACAATCGTAGCCAACTCTTCTTCTGTGTATTCAGCTAAAAGCCTGTCGATCTCGACGGTGGAAATCTTGTTGGCGCTTGCGTTGACGCCAAGGTAGACGCCGGGTGCTTCGTTGTGGCCAGAGCCCACAAACGCAACTGAATCCAAGAACACGCAACAGGCATGGGTGCCGATGACGCCCTTTTCAATCTTGGCGCCTTCGATGCGCTGAAACGGAAAGCCAGCCCCGCCGATGTTGTCGAAGACTTCGATGGTGTTTCGGTTGAGTGCGTAGACTTCATTCCGCAGACGCAGAAGCGCCAAGACCGGGTCAGGGTCAGACTCACTTGAGCCGTACTTCAACGGGTTGACCAAAAACGGGTCGGCCAGTTCGGTGACGACGAGGAACTCTCCATCTGTCGTCATGAAGTAGCCATCGATCCACACTGCGTCGACGACGCTACCGAGGTCAACGTCGGTGACCTGCGTCAGCGTGGTGCCGTCGTAGTAGTAGAGCGCCAGATTGCTGGCGATGGCGAGGCGGTCAAAACCGTAGGTGAACGTGACGGGTCCGCCCTCGCCAACGTCGCCAATGATGGTGACGACGCCAGCGTCTGACACACTGACAAACTTGCTGCCCATGACGCGGTAACAGACGCCGTTCCAGTTGATGCCGCCCCGACCCACGCCAGGGCCGATGCCATCGCTCACAAGGCCATCAGCGGGCCTCAGATAGCCGGCGCTGATGCCGTTGCTCGTTGGCACCGGAACAAGGTTGACCGGGTAGCTGATTCGGACGTCTGGACCGTTGTCGGTGTAGATGCCCGAAAGGATCGGGATCTGCATCAGCCGATCCGCCAGTTGGTCCCGTCGCTGTAGACAGGAACGCAGTTGGCGCCGCCACCAGCGACGACAGCACCGATGCCAGCGGTCAGCGCTTGCGTTGCATCAACAACGACAGTTCGAAAGCCCTTGCTGGTAGCAGCGGGGTAGGCAAGTGCCACCAAAGCCACCGTCGAGGTGCCGACACCGCCCGTCTTGATGGCGTCGGTGATGGGTCCGGTCAGCGTCTTGTTGGTGAGAGTCTGCGAAGCGTCTGATGTGACAATGATGTCACCGTTGATCACAGCAGTGCCGCTGGTGGTGACAAGAAGGTTTCCGGTACCAGTGGAAAGAGTTAGATTCCCACCGCCTTTCGATGCAACCAGCAAATTCACATTCGTATCTGAACCCCTTGCCAAGATGCTTGGGCTATTTCCTGTCGGCTTTGCAGTCAAAAGCACATAGTTGACAGCGCTTGCTGTTTCTGCCGCCAATTCAAGCAACGTGTTGCCAAATTGATCTTTGATTGAGGCAGGAATGTCAGTCAGCGTGATGCTGCTGAACGATGTTCCAAGCGCTCCCAACGACTGCGACACGCAATACCAAGCGCTCTGGAGGGTGTTGAATCGCAGCGCAAAGAACCCGCCAGTGCCAAGCGCGCCAGGGGTGCCGACAATCGTTGCACCGTTGCCAGCCAGGGTCAGCGTCGTGATGGACTGGCTGCACACCACGATGATTTGCTGTCCGTCGTAGCAGGACGCCACCGGAGGCAGCGTGATGGTGCCAGCGGCAAAGGGGCCAGTCGGGTTGATGATCAACCACAGATTCGACGTCGCAGCGGCAAGCAGAATGTTGAAGCCCGACAACGTCGGAGCGTTGATAATCGTGGTGAACTCTGGCGAACCGAAGTTGGCTTCAATGAAGTCGAGAACCACCGACATCGACGCCTTGCGAGCGTCGCCATTGGCAGACGAATAGAGCGGCAGAAGGTCGCTCGCCACAACAGACGTGACCGCAGAGAGTTGGTTGATCGTCGGCATCGTGACCTCAGTCGAAAGAGATTTCGCCATCCTCGCCAGCAAGCAGCGGATCAGTCGGTTCAGGAAAGAAAGGAGAGGTGTCATTTCGGTACGGTTTCTGGCCAGCACCACGAGGCAACGACGACGGAAACTGCATGACAGGTGGCAGCGTGTTGCGCAGTGAAACCGTGTTGAGTGCAGTCCGTGCGCTGGCCTTCGTCTCTGGCATCAGCGTGCGGCCAAACGACGGCGCGATCTTGATTGCGAGGTTCAGGAAGACCGCTTCGTTAGCGCTGTCAGGAACGTTGGTGACGTCGTCAAGGTCGCCGTCGGTGGGGTTGGCGCCAATCGGATAACCAAGACGCAGGCCGCGCCCGTTCCATTCGGCCATCATCGCGTCAAGGCGCACCCTGGCCGACTCCAGCATGTCAGCCGACAAGGAGAAATCGGACCCAATGCCGATTTCAGAGAATGCCTCGGTGATGAACTGACGACGTGTCCACGGCATTACAGAGCCTCGTTGATCATTCTCGCCAGCTTGGCATCGGGAGTGCGACCGTCGAACTTGAACCCCATCTTCAGGGCTTGCGCTTCAAGCTCTGCGCGAGTCGGAGGGCTGTCATCGTTTGCTTCGACAGAGGCACTTGCCTCCAGTGATACGACCGGCTTGTCAGCAGAGCACGCATCCACAAGCGATGCACGCCAGCCCTCACGTAGCGCAGCCTGAAGACTCTTCTCATCGTCAACGCCCCGATAGTCGTAGGACGACCCGAAGGGGCCTGGATGGGCTCCTGGACAGCGGTAGACGATGGTCGGAAAATGCATCAGCAGGCGCCCTTTTTGCCCATGCCCATACCTTTGCCCATGCCTTTGCCCTTGGGCTTGCTCTTGGCGGGTGGCTTCTTGGCGGGTGACTTCTTGGCGGGCATGTGATTCTCCAAGGTGAAAGGGCCCCGCCAGCATAACACCAGCGGGGCCCTTTGTCGACGCACCTATCAAACGCGATAGGAGATGAACGTCGCGGCAGCAGTCTTCAGCGTGATGAACTCACCCGACGTCGACAGAGGAACGCCAGCAGCGCCGACAATCGTGTGACCGGAGGCAGCAGCAGTCAGGGTGACGGCGTTGGCAGCGCCAGTGTTGACGATTGACCAGCGGCAGCCTTCGCCGATGGCCCACGAGCCGCTGCTATCCATGACTGCGCCAGTCGGCAGAGTCATGGCGACAGCAGCCGCCGTCGTTGAGGTGACAATGCCGCCAGCAATCTGAGGCACGGTCAGCGTGGCGCTGACGTTGACGGCGCTGACGACCGCACCCTGAACGGTGGAGGTACGTTCCAACTTCGCCGCAGGCGCAAGGCCCACGTCGTAGCTGACGGAACGGCCACCAACGGCTTCGATCCGAACGGTGGCGCCAGCCGAAAACGCGCTGGAGGTGAAGGGAGCCGACGCGCCGGCAGCGACGTTGGTCAGCACCGTGAACGGAGCAGGGACGTTGGCGTTGACGACCGACTGGAGAATCTGGAACGAGCCCTGCGAAAACGCAGTGACGATGCCAGACGCAGGAACGACGACGTCGACAGAACCGAAAGGAGGAACAATAAGAGACACAGCGAACTCCTACGAAACAAGAGAGGAAGAGAAGGGAAAGGAGCGCCACGATGAGTGGCGCTCCCTGTTGTTCAGACTTGGCTGAACATCACAAGACCGGCCATCTCGGGCTGCTTCAGCACGGTGCCGAAGCGGGTGTCGAGACGGAAAAAGGTCTTCTGCGTCCTAATGTCAAACTGCTTCTGCATCACGACCTGAATGCCGTTGCTCGTGGTGCTGTAGAGCACGCCAGCGCCAGCGTTCTGGTCGATGACCAAGCGACCAGGCAGGATCTCGATGGCGTCTTTGCACCAGAACGGGTTGATCGTGTTGGTGAAGGTGTTGAGAAACACGATGGCGGCGGTAGCCGACGTCGAGGCCATAACCACGTTGATGTTCTGGGCTTCAGCGTCGCTGTTACCCTGGTTGGAAATCAGCGGGGGGCTGATGACCATCGTGGTGCCAGACACAACACGGATGACGCGGAACGTCTTGAGACGGCCCGTGCTGCTCCTGGTGACGTGGTGCGCAGCTTCGACGCCCGCGATGGTGAACGCGTCACCAGCAGCCACGTTGGTGGTGCTGGAGATGGTCACAGTCTGGTACCGGTTGTCGACGTTGCTCTGCTGACCGGCAGACCCCTGTGAAGTCGCGGCAGGAACGTAGAAGTTGCCAGCAGCAGGCAGGGTGCTGATGGTCAGAGCACCACCGCCAGCAGCAGCGGTCTTGCGGATCGCGTAGTCCAGCTTGTAGGTGTCGAAACCCGCAAGGCGACCAACGGACGATTCGCGAAGGGCCTTGATGCTGGTTTCATTGTCAAGGCTGCGTGAAGCTTTGCTCAGTTCGTTCGCCATGCTGTTGTAGTCACGGCTCGCCAGCACCAACTTGCGGTCGGTGTTGGGCACGCCCTGCTCGTTCATGATGGCGTCGCACTCGGCAAGGTCGCTGTAGCCAGAGGCGGCAGCAGCAATCTTGACAAACAGCGTGCCTTCGTTGCTCACACGGGTGAGGCAAGCCAGGTTGATGTCGCTGGCCAACTTGTCCTTGGCAGCCTTGCCAAGCAGATCGTTCTGCAAGGCGTCGCGCAATTCGGTGGCCGACATCGCAAACGGAACGGAGCGCTGGGTGTCAATCGACGCCGGCACGCAGAGCTGCGTGTAGTCGTCAAAGTTTGAGGTCTGGTCAGAGCCGCTGTAGCTGACAGCGATGTAGGGCATCGGGCGCCACATGATGTCGTTGCTGCGCTCCATCGTGACCTGATCGGTCTCAAACTTGGAGACGAGGTCAACGAGGGCCAACTGGTCCTCGAAACCTTCCATGATTTTATCAAAGGCGACGGTCTCTTGCTTGCTGAACGAATTTGCCATGGTCGGTTATCCTTTGGCTTTTTGGCTGCGCTTGAAGGCGACGACCTTGGATCGGTCGCCAGTCTTTGCGGCGTCAGCTTCCAGCCTTGCGAGTTGGTCAGACACGGCGCCGCTCACACGAGCGGTGCCAGAGGGAGATGGTGACTCTGGAGACGTCGAGGGCTTGCGTTTGGTCACTTGCACTTGAGTCTCCAGCTTTGAAATTGCGAATGCGAACTTCACGGGGTCTTTGATCGTGGCCAGTTCTTTTAGCTTCGCCGGGTCCTTACCGAGTGCATACACCACGAGGTGTGGAGAGTCGGAGCCTTGCAACAACACCTGCTGTTGCAGGAGTGTCAGACTGTTGGCGACGTTGTCTTCTGCGTCGTCGAAGTCTTCGACTTTCAATGCAGCAGCCTGCTGCTTGTAGGCCTTGTGGCGCTCCTGAACCGTCTTCGCTTCGTCGTCTGCTTTGGCTTTTGCGCTGCGTTCGGCTTCGTCAACCTTGCGCTTTGCATCGAACCATTCAGACAGTGCCGATTCGAATTTCACCTCGTCGTAATCGTGACTCTCCAGCGTTGGCTTCTTCGGGAGCACCGGCACAGCGGCCTGTGTCTGTGGCGCCTTCAGTTGGCTCTCAAGTTCACGAATCTTGCGTGCTTGCTCTCGGTTGGTCTTCCGAACCTCTTTCACCCATGCGGGTGCTGATTCTTCCGGCTCTGCTTGGGGCGGCGGTTCCCCGATGGATACTGCGACGATTTCTTCAACCTCTGTTTCAGCTTGCGCTGTCTCTTCGGTCTTGACGTCGTCGACGCTTCCTTCTGCCTCTGGCTCGTTCATGTGACTCCATGTGCGCTCGCCCGTTGGAGGTGGGCGGATACCTGTGGACCATCATAGATCCTGCTGCATTCTAGTGCAACTGTTCAAAGTCAAGCGCAAAACAATGCGCTTGCAAGGAAAGAGAAAGCCCCCATCAGGGGGCTTCTTCTCATCGTCGAGGGCCAGCGAATCCCAGGCCCATGGCGCCTGTCTCTGCTTGAATCTGCACCGTCTCGGCTCGGATCTTCTCGGCGTCGGCGATGGTCCGCACGGTGTCAGCACGAGCCTTGGCAGCCTTGGCGACGGCTTCTTCAGCCATGCCCTTGAGCGCAATCGCGTTGGGGTCTTCGACTTGCTGTGACGCCTCCTGCTGCATTTGCGCGGCTTCTTCGTCGGTGGGCTTGGCGGCACCCATGCGTACCAATTTCTGACGGAAATAGTCGCGCACGTCGCTGATGCCCTCGCCTTCCATGTTCGCCATGGCCATCGATGTCAGGACCTGCATGGTCTCTGCGTCGTTGGCGACAAGCTGCATCATGCCAGTCAACGAACGCACCGTGGCAGCACGCTTCGACGATGACGACGGACCCACCTCGACAACGACGTCAAAGTCAGAAGCAGAGAGATCGTTGTCATTCTCCGACTCGCCTTCGGCGTTGATGCTCGGCACGTTCATGTTGACGGTGCTGGTCTTGCCGTCCTTGGCAACGGTCTTCATCTTGCGGCCCTCTTCGACGTAGAGTTCTCGCGCCATGCCCTTCCAGATTTCACCGCTGCGCTTCATCGCTTTGGCGTGGTTGGACATGTAGATGTACGTCGGCATGTCAAGACGCTGTTGCGTCATCTCGATGGCTTTGCCGCTGACGTTGCTGGTTATCTGTTCGGTGCCTTGAGACTCGCCCAAGATTTCCTGCATGTCCGATTCAGTGATCTGGAGCAGTGCCGCCATGGCCGGCGGGATTTCTGCGACCTTGGTGTAGGCCAGAGGTCCGCCAGGCATCATGCTGCCATCGGTGTTGAACAGCGGGTTCAGCCGGAGAAAAGCGTAGTTCTCAAGGTTGTCATTTTGCCACTCGACCTCGAGCCCTGCGACCTGTTCAGGCGCAACGATGGGCTTGCTGACCGACGACAGCGCAGAGATTTCCGCCAACTTTGACAGCTGCATGTTCTTGAGCCGTTGCGGGTCTTTCGCCATGCGCACATGGCCCATGCAGCGTTCAATGTTATCGATGAAGAAGCGCTTCCCAAAGTTGGCAACGATTGGGATGTTCGGGCCTGCGATGTAGCCGCAGTCGTCGAGAACACGGCCACCGCTCATGATGTATTTGCGCACACGCTTGCGGTTCTTCTTGATGCGTCGGACCTCACGAGAACCAGTGTCTCTCAGTTCGATTGCCAGTTTGCCGTCGTCGTCCTTGAGTTCGGCGTCGGTGTATTCCTCGTCGTTGTCTTGCAAGTCACGGAAGACATGCAGCGTCTCGCGCACCTTCTCGACGACGTAGTATTCAGCCACGTAGACAATGTCGTCTTGCGTCACCCAATCAAACCGCGTTGCCATGGTATCTTTGGGCCACGACTCGGGGTTGTCGTTGTATTCAGCCTTGTAGGCTGCCGTCGTCATCGCTGTGACGACAAAGCAGGTTCGGCTGTCGTCT